ATGCAAGCAAAATATAGGGGACAGCTTGTAGAAGTCTGGAAAATTTCGCATCGACCAATTCATGAAATATGGGTTAGGCAGGCTTTTGAACAAGAACGGCTTTCTTGGAATGAATGGAATAAAAACGTTTTAAATTTTGAGTCAATTTCAGGAGATTTGGCTTTAGTTGGCGATTTTTTGATTCAAAAAGATGGAAGAAGATTTCATGTTGTCAGCAGAGAAAATGTTCAGCGGGATTTGGTCTTTATGGACACAGAAACAAATTTTAAAATTGGTAATTAAAACAGAAAAGTTGCATAGCTCAAGTCATTTTTTATTGATTTGGAGTTAGCAAATGATTGTTAAAGCCTGTCGGTCGTGACTCAAATGATTTAACTGGAAGTAGAGTGAGCTCATGCTTGCCATAAATTTATTTTTCCGCTATAATAGTTAATGTTGTGGCGGCGTAGTGAAGTGGTAACACATGGCTCTGCAAAAGCTTAATCGTCGGTTCAAATCCGACCGTCGCCTTAAATATTTAACTACATTTAAGTAAATTAAAATAGAATCGCTCAACAGTGCGGTTCTATTTTTTATATTTTAATCAAAATAAATATACTTAAAAATAATTTGGGACAAATTAGGGTCAATGGGGTCAAAGTTTATTAAATATTTTTCTGATAACATCGTTGTTCTCTTGCTCCATCTCTTTTAACTGGTGAGCATAAACTTTCAAAGTAACATTTAAATTCTCATGTCCCAATAATTTTGATACGGTTAGTAAGTCTATTCCTTTGTAAATCAGATATGATGCAAAAGAATGTCTTAAAGAATGAGGGTGAACTTTTCTACCAGCGATTACTTTGATTGTCTTATTTAGACCATTATTACTTAAATTATAAATTACACGATCATATTTGTTTTCATGCCAATATTCTTTTTTATATCTTTTCAGCAGTTTTATTGTTTTAGAAGAGATAGGAATTCTGCGCTTTGAACTTGCGTTTTTTGTATCTGCAAAATCATTTGTTATACTATAGTCCCAAGTTCTTTGAATAGAAATTTCTTTTTTACTAAAATCTACATGATCCCATGTAAGCCCCAAAAGTTCCGCAAACCTCATTCCAGTTACTGCAGTCAAGTAGCAAGCAAAGTAGCTAGTGTATTCCATTTTTTCTTCTGCAATGGCTAATAACTTGAGATATTCATCAGCATGTAGATACTTTTCTTCAACTGGACGAGCTGCAAGCTTTGATTTTGCTTTGGTAAAATCAGCAAAATTTTCACTAATAACTTTTTCATGAACGGCAATCTTCATAGCAGACTTTATTTGAAAGTAAAATTTGTCCAAAGATTCTTGACGATAAAGTAAACTCATTTTGTTTAGTACAGCTTGATAAAAAGTGGGGGTTATTTCAGCAATTGGTTTATTTTTGATATATTTATCAATAAGATTCAAAGTACGCTTATACGTCCTCCAAGTGGCTTCTGTGACATGTGGTTTTTTATATACCTTTGCCCACTTCTCAAAAAAATCATAAAGAGAAATATCATTGTCAAATTCTGAATGGTTATTCAGTCTTTTTTTTGCTTCATCGGCTGCAGCTTCGGCTTCTTTTTTAGTTTTATAACCGCCCTTTTCAAACTTTTTATATTCTCCATTATTATCTTTATATGAAAGTCTGAATTGCCATGTCTTTCCACGTTTTCTAAAATTTGCCATGATTTGATTTTTACTCACTTTCTTGCTAAAATTGAGTACAGTAAAAGACCTTCATTTGAAGTGTTTATACTGTATTAGATATTTAATCCACCCAGGTCCGACCAAAGATAGGGTGGATTTTTTGTTATAAATTTAAAATTTGTTGTTTTTTTATATTGAATTCTTCTTGCGTGATAATATTAGAATCAAGAAGTTCTTTATATTCCTTCAATATTTCTACATCCGTTTTAGTTGATTTTTTATCATTAGAGAATAGCACATCATGAATCATATTATTGATATTTTTACCAGTTGTTTTATCGACTGCTATATTAAATTTTTCTTTGAATGTGTCTATTGTTATAATACCCATCAACATTCCAGAAGAAAAAGTTACATCGTTCAAGTTGGTTAAGGAAACTGATTGAAAATTTTCCCCAATTATCTTTTTTTGCGCCATTATTATTCTTTTGTTTGTTATTGCATATCCAAATGTACTATCATGTTTCGTTGCACTAATGTAGTTATGTAAACCACAAAAAACCATCAAAACTTCTTCAGATTCATTTAAATTTTTTTCGATTAATGAAAAGTGTTTAAGCGCCCATGATTTAGAAACACCTTTTCCAAAACCTTTTTCACTACAATAATTATACATTTCTTTAGCGGTTTTCATAAATACTCCTTGCCAGTCTTGTAATTGCACACATTATTTATAAACTATCCAGCTCCTAATAATTGCTGAAATTCTTTTTCTGCCATATTATAAAAATTATGACTTAAGTGATAGCGATCTAAAAAATCGTAAATGCCAACAGTTTCAATTACGTCAAAATAACTAATATAATCAACAATATAATCATGCATTTCTTGCTTATTGATGTTAATTTTGATTTCATCTTCAAAAATTTCTGTAATAGCTTCATGCATTTCGAGATATTCTTTTTTTATTATCATTTCGGCGAGTTCAAAAGGTGATTCTGTTATATCAATAAATACATTAAAATATTCATAGTTTCCCCCATTGGCTTCAAATATTTCCCAAAGAAGGAGAACGGCTTCACGATTTGCTCTAACTTCTTGAGGGTTTGTTGTATCATTTTCAGAACCTCTGCAAATATCTTTATTGATTACATGAGAAAGTTCATGAGCGATTTTAAAAGCAGTTATTTTAGTTGGATTATAAATCATCAACTTTCTTTTGATATTAACCATTGCATTTTTAGGAAAGCAATCATCACAAGTTATGTGAATATTGTGTTTTTCCATTTCTAAAAGAAGATACTCTATCAATTCCTGTTTATTCATAGAGACCTCCGATTAGTCTGTTAGCTTGTCGCCATAGATTGCAAATAACATTTTCTTCACATCATCACTGATAGGCTCTCCATCAAAAGATACCCACTCGTTCCAATCGATGCGAGGGTCGTCCCAAGAGGTTGGCTTTTTCTCACTGATAACTTTTTTTAAGTCGATGGGTCTAGATGATTCTTTTAATTCGCAAACTTCTACACCATGAGCAATTAATTCATCTATGAAAAATTGCTCAATCCGAAAATCAGTATATTGTTCACTTTTAATATTATTCTCAGCAAACTCATTCATGTTACTAAGAACTTTTGATTTAGCAAAATCAATATTTTGGAGTAAATTTCTATCTACACTAGCGAGATGTTTAGTTTTAATTTCAAATTGACCATCACTATGCTTAATTGTTTCTACATGAAAAGGAATATCATCAAACTTATAGTTTGCTTTTTGTTCACGTCCAAGAAGATAGTCCACTGTTACATTGAAATAATCGGCAAGCTTTTCTAATGTTTGTCCATTTGGAGTTTTTGTTTTTAGAGTATAGAGGTAATTTTCACTAAATTTTAAATCATCAGTTACCTGTCTCAAAGTTTTTCCACGTTTTTCTGCTAAATATTTAATTCGCTCTAATACAGTCATATCAAACCTTTCCTAACTTCTTGTAAAAAAACTACAAAAAAGTATAGTTTATATCTTGACAACAACTATAAAAAAGTATAGAATTGTTTTTGTAAGATAAAACTAGCTTATTCACTAGCTAAAAACCTATATAAACTTAATAAACACGCTTCCCGGCAGATTTATAAATTGTTTTAATAGGGCTTTTAACTATGCTTTTATTCTATACTTTTTTATAGAGCGTGTCAAGACTTGACTCTAAAAAAAACTAGTTTTCTTATAATTTAACCTAGCTGAAAAGCTAGTAGAAAGGAAATGTTATGCCAGAGACAATAACTGGACGTGAAAAAATTCTTAAATTTATTGAGGATAACGGAGTAATGCAAATTGATTTAGCCACACAGTATGGCATCAAATCAGGAGACTTTGCTGACATTATGACTGGAAAGGATACTTCTCCAAGAGCAAACCGAGTTGTATTGAAAATTATTAGTGATTTTAAAATTCGTTAATAAGGAGGAAATCATGTTAAGAAAAAATCTAAAAAATGATTCTGATTATCCGTTGATTATGACCCGAGAATTAGCAGCTGAATTTATTGGTGTAAGTGGTCCTACATTTGATAAGTATTATCGCTATGCACATAATTTCCCAGTTGTGAAAAATGGAGATGTTGAAGAAGCCTTTCCACGAGATCCAATTATTAAATGGATTGCGGATAATTGGCAATTATTGGAAAAAAGGAGAAAGAGATAGAATGCTCAAAATCAAACTTTTAAATAAATCTGACCAACAGTGGTTAGAAGGTCGGAAAGACGTTGAAGCACAATTGGAGATTTATAGTTCAATCCTCAACGCAAATGACCGTGTTCGAGCTATGAAACAACCACGAGCCCAGCCCAGTGAATCACTTGTTCATTACGCAAAAGAACAATCGCTTGGAATGTGGTTAGAAGAGTCACCATTCTTTGCAGAAATGAAAAAAGCCCGCACTGGTAATGCGAGCTGGTAGAAAATTTTCCCAAAAATTCTACCTTCATTATATCAAAAAATGAAAGTGAATAACATGATAAAAAATAAACTATTTCACTGGATGGATAAACAGAAAGTTTCTATCTCAGAAATTAGTAAAGATACAGGACTATCAAGAACTACCCTGACAGATTTAAAGTTTCATAGAACCGCAAGGATTGACCTTAGAACGTTAGAATCCTTATGTCAGTATTTCAATATTACTCCTGGAGAGTTTTTTGAATATAAACCAAAGGAAAAATAAAACATGATAAAAATCAATAAATTAGAAATCGAAAATGTGAAGCGTGTCAAAGCAGTTTCACTTGAACCAACACAAAACGGACTGACAGTAATTGGTGGACGAAATGGCCAAGGTAAAACATCAATCCTTGATTCCATTGCATGGGCTTTGGGAGGTAATAAGTACAAACCTAGCCAACCATACCGTGAAGGCAGCGTACTTCCTCCAAATCTTCAAATATCATTGAGCAACGGTTTAGAAATCAAGCGTGATGGAAAAAACAGTGATTTGAAAGTCATTGATCCAAGCGGACAAAAGGCAGGACAAAAACTTCTTGATAGTTTTGTAGAAGAATTTGCCCTCAACCTTCCGAAATTCATGGAATCATCAAGTGCTGACAAAGCTAGAACATTGCTTCAAATCATTGGAGTTGGTGACAAACTGGCAGAGTTCGAGAAAAAAGAACAAGAACTTTATAATGAGCGTTTAGTTATTGGACGAGTTGCAGACCAGAAAAAGAAATTTGCTGCTGAAATGACCTACTTTCAGGAAGCACCTAAAGAACTTATCAGTGTATCTGAACTTATTCAGGAACAACAAGCTATTCTTGCTAAGAATGCTGAAAATGAGCGACTGAGAGGGCAAAGGGATAGCCTGAAACAACGTCAAGTCCAACTTGATTCTGAAATTTCTCGACTTATCGAAGAAAAAGCCAAAGTTGACCAACAACTCGAAATTGCTGAAAAAGATGCACTTGATTTACATGATGAATCAACTGAGCAACTTGAGTACAGCATCAGCAATACCGAAGAAATCAATCGTAAAGTCCGTGCCAATCTTGATAAAGACAAAGCTGAACAAGATGCTCAGGTTGAAAAAGAAAAATATGATAAATTGAGTGCTCAAATTGACCGTATCCGTTTAAATAAAAATCAGTTGCTAGAAGATGCAGATTTGCCTTTGCCTGGTCTGTCAGTAGCAGAAGGAGAACTTCTCTACAAAGGACAACGCTGGGACAACATGTCCGGAGCTGAACAGCTTAAAGTTTCAACGGCAATTGTTCGCAAACTCAATCCAGAGTGTGGTTTCATCTTGATTGATAAGTTAGAACAGATGGACTTAGACACCTTGAAAGAGTTTGGTCAATGGCTGGAACAAGAGCAATTACAAGCGATTGCCACAAGAGTTTCAACTGGTGACGAGTGCTCAATTATCATCTCTGACGGTTATGGAGAAGAAACTGAACAAGCGACTGTAATTGAAACACAACCCGTTCAGCCAGAACAAACAAAATATCAATTTTAGGGGAGAAATAATGGGATTAGCAAGTTTAGTTCTTGATATTCCTAGCAATGTTGAAATCATTAAAAATTCAATGATGAGATGGCAAAAGGCTAGAGTGTCACGAATGAAATTCTCTGAAATCACACAAAAGGGAAATGATTTTTCAGATAATAGATGGAAAATTATTGATGGAGATGGAGAACTTTTAGACAATGCACAAGGTTATGGATTTAAATCACCTTACAATGCTCAAAAAGTCATTGATTATATGAATGGAAGGAAAAAATAAATTGGCATTTAACATTACAAGCGGTCCAACTGCTACCGCCCAAAAAGTAGTTTTGTATGGAGTTGAAGGAATTGGTAAGTCAACCTTTGCTTCACAGTTTCCGTCACCAATATTCATTGATACAGAGGGTTCGACCTCAAACATGAATGTCAACCGGATGGATAAGCCCACCAGTTGGCAAATGTTAATTGACGAAGTGAACTACATCAAACAGACTCAAATGTGTGACACCTTAGTTCTTGATACAGCAGACTGGGCGGAAACATTAGCCAATCAAGCTGTTATTGCTAGTGATATTAATGCACAGTCGATTGAAGACTTTGGGTATGGTAAAGGCTACACAATGGTCAAAGAGAAGTTTGGAAAATTGCTCAATCTTTTATCTGAACTGACAGAAATTGGAATCAATGTCGTTATTACAGCTCATGCGGATATTAAAAAATTTGAAAAGCCTGATGAAATGGGGGCATTTGACCGTTATCAATTGAAGCTTTCAAAACAATGTGCTCCCTTACTTAAAGAGTGGGCTGATATGTTACTGTTTGCGAATTATGAAACAACAATTGTTACTGACAGTAAAACCAAATCAAAAAAAGCGACTGGTGGTCAACGGGTTATGTTCACTACGCATCATCCGGCTTGGGATGCTAAAAATCGTCATGGATTACCAGATAAATTATCTTTTGAATTTGGAGCGATTGCTCATATTTTCCAAGCCAACGTGCAAACTTCACCAATTCAAGCTCAAACTCAACCACCAGTTGAGCAACCTGAACAAGAAAAAGTAACTGCAGCAACCACGGTTGAAACACCTCAAGAAAATAAATTTGGACGTGAGCCAAATATCATTGATCCAGCAATACCAAAAGAATTGGCTCAACTGATGTCAGTAAATGAAGTGACAGAAGAAGAAATTCGTAGATTGGTAGCAGAAAAAGGCTTTAGACCTTATGAAATGCCAGTCAAAGATTATCCAGATGATTTGATTCAAGGCGGTCTTGTTGCTCAATGGGACAAAATTTTCACAGAAATTAAAGCTAAAAGAGCTTACTAAATAAAAGGAGAAAGTAAAAATGAACGATGATATGCAAATTTTAGGTTGGGACGATGAAGTAGAAGAAGGAAGCCCTTTTGTCCTCTTGCCAGAAGGTAATTATTCTTTCACAATTACAGGACTTGAAAAAGGTATTTATGAGAAGCCGGCAAACCGCGAAAGCAAAATTCCAGCTAATTGTCCTAAAGCAACAGTAACATTGGAATTCACAACACCTACTGGTGAAAAATCAACACTGACAGAAAACTTCTACCTTTATAAGAAAATGCAATGGAAGATCAATCAATTCTTTACATCAATTGGTGCTCCTAAAAACCCAGAAGGTAAGGTAAGGATGAACTGGGGGACTGTATTAGGTGCTAAAGGTACAGCAAGTCTTGTTGTTAATGACTATACTGACCGCTCTGGGAATCCAGCTCAAAACAATAGAATCAAAGATTTTCTTGAACCAACTCAACAAACTGCTACACCAGGTTATCAAGCCCCACAACAAAATTATCAACAACCACCAGCTCAAACTCAACCACCTCAACAAAATGTGACACCATTCCCACAACAAACTGCTGCACCACAAAATGGCGTTGGTTATAATTTCTAAGGAGAAATATAATGGAAAAAATAAACTTGAAATTAAGTAGCCTTGCAAGTGGTGGGGTTCAAGAAAACTTTGACATGGAAGTCAAAAAATTATTGGAAAACATCCAAGACCCTAACACGGAAGCTGAAAAACCTCGTAAATTGGTTTTAACCTTGACTATCGTTCCTGATGAATCTCGGGAGGTTCTCAAATTGGACAGTCAAATCAAGTTGACAATGGCACCAACCAAATCAGTAACAACAAATCTTATTTCTGGAGTAAATGCAAATGGTGAGGTTGAAGCAACCGAATTGAAATCGGGAGTGCCTGGTCAAATGTATTTTGATGAAGATGCACATTTAAGAACTGATACTGGAACACCAGTTGAAGAAATTGAAGAAAATAAGTCAGTCATTGACTTACAACAAAAATCAAAGAAAGCATAGGTAAATAATTATGTCACTATCAAAAGAAGCAATCCAACACATTCAACAAACAGCAATTCTGCCAGAAGATCGTGTTATTCATGAAGACGGTCGATCATTTATTGTTGATAATGGTGGAAATGGTAATGAGATTTTCAGACGAACTGTTTCAAATATTTCCTTAAATACTTTGACATCAATGGTTGATTTTATTAAAAATATTGATTTTGTGGATAACCAAAAACTCTATTTGAATGTTGATGGACCAAGGGAAGTTTATCTTTTAACCTCACTCCAGTCTGATAATAAACGTGATACTTTAGCAAGCGTTGAAGCTATTCTTCCAAACATTCAATTTGACCGCTTCAAATTAGCAGAAGACTTGGTTATTGAATTACAAGCTAAATTCTTACCAACAGATGACCGAGAACTTATCTTGCAAGTTCTTGGAAATCTCAAAGAGGAAAATGTTAAGAATCTTGGGGATGACGGAGTTTCTCAATCAGTCACAATTAAAAAAGGTGTAACAAGCTTAATGGATGTTAAGGTTCCAAATCCAGTTCAACTTGCACCGTTCCGAACATTCCATGAGGTTCAACAACCCACATCACCTTTTGTTTTCCGAATGAAGGAAGGCGGACAAGGCGCTTTATTTGAAGCAGATGGCCAAGGTTGGAAGTTGACAGCAATTCAAAACATTAAAGAATTCTTTGAAAAAGAACTTGCTGGAATGGAAAATATTATCATTCTTGCTTAGAAAGGTAACAAATGGAGTTAAGACCATACCAGAATGAAGCGAATGACCGAATCCAAGAAGAATGGGCGAGTGGTGTCAAGAAGACGCTGCTCGTTCTTCCTACCGGATTGGGTAAAACAGTGACATTCTCAGATTTAACAAAACAATTAGTAAGCAAAGGGGAGCGGGTTTTAATTATGGCTCACCGTGGCGAATTACTTGACCAAGCTGCAGATAAACTTTTCAAAGTAACAGGATTGAAAGCTGCAGTTGAAAAAGCTGACCAAACTGCAAAAAATTCATTTTATAGCGTGACAGTCGGAAGTGTTCAAACTTTGATGCGTGAAAAACGGCTACAAGATTTCCCACAAGATTATTACGACACAATTATTGTCGATGAAGCTCATCACATTTTAGCCAGTAGTTATCAGAAAGTCCTTGAATATTTTAGTGAAGCTAAAGTTTTGGGAGTAACCGCAACTGCTGACAGAACAGACAAGAAAAATCTGGGTGAGTTCTTTGAGTCGCTTGCTTATGAATACACGTTGCCTGATGCGATTAAAAACAAATACTTGTCACCGATGAAGGCAATGACTATTCCACTAAAAATTGATTTATCTGGTGTTTCAATATCAGCCGGAGACTTTAAAGCAAGTGAAGTTGGAAGTGCATTAGACCCTTACCTTTATCAAATAGCAGATGAAATGGTCAAGAATTGCTCAAATAGAAAAACAGTTGTCTTCTTACCGCTTGTAGCAACTTCTAAAAAGTTTCGAGATATTCTCAATGAAAAAGGATTTAGAGCTGCAGAAGTCAATGGGGAATCCAAAGACCGGGCAGAAATTTTAGAAGACTTTGACAATGGAAAATATAACGTACTGTGTAACTCAATGCTACTGACAGAAGGTTGGGACTCACCAGAAGTTGATTGTGTCATTATGTTGAGGCCAACAAAATCACGTCCACTTTATGTTCAATGTATCGGTCGTGGCTTGCGTTTGGCAGAAGGCAAAGAAGATTGTTTAATTTTGGATTTCCTTTGGCACACAGAACGTCATGAGTTAGTTCATCCAGCACACTTGATTGCTAAAGATGATGAAATTGCTAAAAAGATGACTGAAAAAATGGCTGAGGTTGAAGAAGATGATCAGCTACAGCTCTTTGACTTAGAAGAAGTGGCGAAGGAAGCTGAAAGTGAAGTAGTTCAAGACCGAGAAAACTCACTGGCAGAAAAATTGGCAACAATGAAAAAACGTAAACGTAAACTTGTGGACCCTCTACAATTTGAACTGTCTATTCAATCAGAAGATCTGATAAACTATGCCCCGTCTTTTGGTTGGGAAATGGCACCAGCTTCTGATAAACAAATTGCAGCGCTTGAAAAATTTGGTATCTTTCCGGAAGAAATCGAAAACTCTGGGAAAGCCAAAGTATTGCTTGATAAATTAAATAAGCGGAAAATGTCAGGATTAACTACACCTAAACAAATTAGATTCTTAGAAAGTTGTGGTTTTCAACATGTTGGAACTTGGGAATTTAATAAAGCACGAGGTCTAATTGACCGGATTGCGGGGAATGGTTGGCGAATTCCAGTTGATATTAATCCGAAAGAATTTATCGGTTAGTAAACCAATAAAAAATAAAAAAACTACAAATTAATGTAGTTTCTAACTGTAGTAGCTCTGCTGCGTCGGATTACCAATTTACCTATACCCAAAGAATGGGTAGCCGGAATCGAACCGACATTTTCTAACCAGCTTAATACAAAGCCCATGATTGTTGTAATGTTTGCTATATTTTGTATCATTATCGATCCTCCTAAAACGTTTTGTGTAAAGAATGTAAGTCCACAAATAGTGAGTAAAACTAACAAAGAAAGAAGTAAACGCAGCACACAGCACAACTACTGCTATCTATTATAGCAAAATAACATAGGTTGTAAAGGAAAACACAAAAAATGGAAGAAAAATTTGATTTAGTGCCACTCCTTGAATATATCTCACCATCATCGCTTGATTATCTGGACTGGGTATCAGTTGGAATGGCTTTGAAATTCGAGGGCTATACCTTTGATGTATGGGACAATTGGTCACAATCTGACAGTAGATATAATGCACGAGAAATGGAATCAAAGTGGGATTCACTTGGCCATAACGGAGCTACACCAGTTACTGGTGCATTTATCACAATGAAAGCAAAAGAAAATGGTTGGTCTTCTAATTCTTATAAAGGGAATGATGGGAACGAATTCTTAGGCTGGGATGATGAGGTGAGCGCAGCACGAGATTATAAGTTTATTGATAAATCTTGGGTTGAAGGTCAAGAAATCAGAGAGCCTGATGATAATTGGAAACCTGTAGAACAGCTTAAAACTTATATTCAAACGCTTTTCAAAAATGATGATTACATTGGCTATGTCATGAAGTCTTGGCTGCGTGATGACGGAAAATATTCTGTCAGTGGCGCAGGTAACTATACTAGAACCGCAGAGGAATTACTAAACGAACTAGAAAAGTATAAAGATGAAAAAGACTTGAGTTATATTGTGGGAGATTCTGACCCTCTTGGTGGCGCTTGGATTCGTTTCAATCCTCTTGATGGTAAAGGGGTAAAAAATGAAAATGTTACTGAGTTTAAATATGCTCTAGTTGAATCGGATAATTTAGGACTTGAAAAGCAAAATGCAATCATGCGTGAATTAGAATTACCAATTGCTGCGCTTGTATATTCTGGTGGGAAATCAGTTCATGCCATTGTAAAAGTCGATGCGAAAGACAAAAATGAATACCGTGACCGGGTTGAATACCTTTATAAAATTTGTAATAAGAACGGTCTTGAAGTTGATGGTCAAAATAAAAATCCGTCACGTTTATCTCGAATGCCTGGTGTAATTCGTGGAGATCATAAGCAATTTCTTATCGATACAAATATTGGTAAAGCGAATTGGGAAGAATGGCAAACCTACATTGAGGATTTGAATGATGACTTGCCGGAGTTTGAAAGTCTTGCAGATATGTTTGAAGAAGACCCACAACTTGCCCCAGTTTTGATTGATGGAGTTTTACGCAGAGGTCATAAAATGCTTATTGCTGGACCATCAAAAGCCGGAAAATCATTTGCATTGATGGAGATGTGTATTGCGATTGCAGAGGGAATTCCTTGGTTTGGCTTTAATTGTGAACGTGGAAAAGTCCTCTACATCAATATGGAACTTGACAGTCCCTCAGCTTATAAACGATTCAAAGATATTTACCAGGGGATGAATGTTCCACCAAATCATTTAAAGAATATTAGTATTTGGAATATGCGTGGTCATTCTATTCCAATGGATAAACTGACACCGAAACTGATCAGACGTGCTCAAAAAGAAAAATTTGATGCTGTGATTATTGACCCAATCTATAAAGTACTGACAGGTTCTGAAAATGATGCGGAACAAATGGCCAAGTTTACAAATAACTTCGACAAAGTAGCCGCAGAACTTGGAACATCTGTTATTTACTGTCACCACCACTCAAAAGGAGCACAGGGCGGTAAATCTTCTATGGACCGAAGTTCTGGTTCTGGAGTATTTGCCCGAGACCCTGACGCAATTCTTGACTTAATTGAGCTTGAAGTTACTGATAGCTTAAGAAAACAACAAGATACCAGAGCAGTTGCCAACTTCTATGCAGCTAAAATCAGAGATGAAAAGCCTGAATATCTTAATGAAATCGGACAAGATGATTTTCTATCAGCGCCTGAAATGCGAAAACATTTGGCTTTAGCATTTGGGGATGAACGTGCCAGAGAAATTGCCGGCTTTGAATTGGAACAAGTTCAACGAGTTGTGAAATTGATGACTGCTTGGCGACTTGAAGGAACACTTCGGGAGTTTCCAAAGTTTGAACCGGTCAATCTGTGGTTCAATTATCCGCTACATTATTCCGATGATTCTGGAGTTCTGAAAGACCTTGAACCAGTTGGAAGTGAGCCAGCATTTAAACGTGGTGCAAAAAAAGGACATACTACTCAAAGTTCCGAGGAAAAGAAAGCTGCCCGTATCAAGAAAAATGCCGATAATGTAATAACGGCCTTGGATAGCTTAGATATGGAAGGAGAAGGACAAGTTAGAATTGGAAAACTTGAAACATATTTTGATAAGTCAAGAAACACTATCAAAAAATGGATAGAGGACTCTGATTCTTTGAAAATTGATGATGCAGGTTATGTTTCTAAATGTGAAAAAAATGAAAATTTGGATACTGAAAATTAGAAAATATGTATGGTGTCAAACCTATAAATTTTTAGTTAAATTGATACCCCTGTCAGTACTGTCAGTTTGGCTGAAAGTGACACGACTGACACCCTTGTCAAACCTGTCAATTTTGACACCTTTGATAGTGTCAAAAAAGCTTGATAGCTACTCTAAAAGAGTCAGGGAATAGAATTGACAAGTAAATTATTTTGGGCAGACGTTTCACTGCCAAAAAATTATACAAGTCACTCAATTCTGACAGGACGGTGGGAGGTGGGTTAAAAATAAAAATTAGAAAAATGAGGTTAAAAGTTATGAGTAAAAAAAGAAGTAAAAAAAGAGATATTGGAATTTACGGTCAAACAAATAGTCAATACTTTATAAGTTACTTTTCAATTATTTCTCCAGTTGAAAAAGAACAAATTATTGAAATGATAAGTTACTCACCTCAATTAGCATATGTTGTTTTGAAATGGGCTGTGAGTTCTGGGGTGATTATAAAAAGTTATTTAGTACCTGATAAAGAATTTAATTATTTGCAAGGAACAAATTTTGGATTTGAGGAATATGAGCAAAAAGTTTTCTCTCGAAGTTCAAAAAAACATGTTGTAGCTCGTAGAACAATCTTTTTAGAAATGGGATTAGATAAAATGCCCCCTCGTAAAAGTTCGCTTAAAGAATACAATGATTTTGATCGTGGGATTATTCAAATTTATCCAGTACTTGATTTCCTCATGGAGAAATTGAAACAAAGTGGAGACATGAAAAAATATTTGTTCAATCTGGCAAAAAAACAAGGACTGATTGTTTATGATCCTGAAACTGGGAAGTGGCAAGGTAAGGATTATGGACTATGAAAAATTTTTCAACGATGTTAAAAATTGGATTTTAGAGTGCAACTCACAGGCGATAAAGTTAGGATTTGGGAATGATGATTTTTGGAACTGGGTTGTAAATTCACTTGGAGAGTTGAGCACAAAATATAATTCAGAACCGCTGGTCATGAAGCAAACTAACATGTTACTCGACTGGCTAGAAGATACCTGGGAAGAGGTGAAAAATGAAACTTGAAGAATTGTTAAATAGTTATAACGATGATGGTTCGGCATATTATGAGATTGAAATCACTGTAAATGGTTTATCTTTCAAATGGAAGGGAAAGTATCCATCGATAGTTTTGAATGCTTTTATGTTGGATACAAAAGTCAACAACTGGGGAATTAATGGACAAGAAAGAGAAATATTCGTTATCTTAGAAGATTGTGAGGAATTAAAATAAATGGCCCACAAATACGGAGCTAAAAAAGTAACGGTTGATGGCATCACATTTGATAGTAAAGCTGAATCAATTTATTATCAGTTGCATAAGCATGAGCCAAACATGAAAATGCAAGAAAAATTTGTCTTGCAAGATAAGTTTAGGCTCAACGGGAAAGCTTATCGAGAAATTTACTACAAGCCAGATTTTACTTTCTATGATGATGCTGGCAACTTAATCAAAGTAATTGATGTGAAAGGTATGATTTTACCTGAGTTTAAAATTAAGGCGAAGATGTTCGCTGCACGTTATGGTTTGCCAATCACGATTGCGAAAAAGGTTGCTCGAAAAGATGAATTTACAGAAAGTGTGATTTGATGGTATGTAAAGAATGTGGGAAAGTTCATCAAGTACCTGTGTATTCAACAAATTGTCAGAACTGCGGTATAGAAGTACCGTTTGAACAAGTGAAAGAAAAAGGTCACGCTGCATTTTGTAAATCGTGCCTGGAGGTAAGAAAATGATGTTAGATAAAATTTTAATTTTTCTACTTCTTACAAATTTGATTGTAAATGATGTAGTAAATAAAAGATGGACGGTATGGCTTTGGGTATTATGCTTTGTGCTGCAAGTTATCCTAGTCATTACTAAATTATTGTGAGGTTAAAAATGAAATTCAATAATCCGGTAAAAAAAGAGATCATTATAAATAATGCTCCTTGTGGCTTTTCAAAAGTAAAACACAAAAAACCTACTAAAAAAACAGTTTCTAAACCTCTGACTCTTGAAGATTTTAAACTGATGGGGGAAGGGGCGGGAAATGCAGCAAAAGCTTTCATTGAAGGATTCAAGGAGGGAATTAAGTGACAAATAAAAATAAAAAAGAAGATGGGAAGTTTACTAATTTCCTAATTCAAGTACTGACAGGAATAATCTTAATCGGAATTTGTGTGATTGTTACTGGGCTGATACTTCGAGTTGTCCGCTTTATATGGTTTGGATATTAGGGAGGTGAATATTGAAAGTAAGTACAGAATATGGGTATTTAATCAAAGCCTTGAGAGAATATCCGTTTGATAAACAAGTAGAAGATATTTTGCTTAATATAAGATATCCAGTCACCAAAGGTGGTTTTGACCCTAATTGGTGGATAAGTCCACAAAATGTATCGAAAATCCCAAAAGTATTGGCTGATATGATTAAAATTGAAGCGAATCCTAAACTTTTAAAATATAGACGCTATCATCAAGCGATAACTGAAATGATATCTGAAACTGATCCAGTTCAATGGAAAATCATAAAAGCTGTCTATATTCATAACGAGTGCAATGTAACTGAAGCACTCAAGCGATATGGATTTGTTGAAAAAACTCAAGGTTATAAAAATATTATTCGTCCGTTTTTTGAAAGATTGGAATATAAGATTGATGAAATCATAGCAAAAGAAACCTTTCCCGAAGAATCAGAGCTAAAAGCGGAAAAGTGACCGAAAATTAGGGAAAAGTGACCGTTTTTTTATGATAAAATAGTATTGTGAACGAGTGAATGATGATACGACTCGCTAACTCCTTTTAGATTTTACCTGTCAGAAATGGCAGGTTTTTTTATACAAATTTTACAGAAAGGCGGTTAAAAACGATGACAAAAAATGACAAATATAAGCCAACTGTGGCAGAAAAAAAGCTACTAGAAGTGCTTATCAATCCTGAAAATTTCGGCAAGACCGTCACAGAAATCTGTAATCTTGCCGGAATCAGTAGAAATAAATATTACCAGGCATTAGAAAAAGAGGAGTTCTCAAATCTCGTCAATGAAACCACAATGGATTTGGTCACAGCCAAAGCGGGTAGTGTTTTAAATGCTGCTTATAAGTACGCTATGAAAGAAAAAGGATTTCAGGATCGCAAAATGATTTTAACGATTGCTGGAATTTATGTTGATAAAACTCAAACAGAGCTGTCAGGAGGGATAGAGGTTTCAAATCCTTATGAAAACCTGACAGAAGAAGAGCTTAGAAAGTTGGCGAGTCGTGATGGATAAAATAGCGCTAGGGGCAAAAATTGAGCTGTCCAAGCGCTTTTTCTTTGATTATTGTAATCTCATCATGCCAAGCTTTTATAAACGAGATAGAGCTTATCTGATGACGATGTGTGAAGAGTTTCAGTCATTTCTAAATGATGATGAACATGATGTTTTAGTTTTAAATCTTCCGCCACGTCACGGGAAGTCGCTCACGCTTGGTAAATTTGTAGAGTGGGTGCTTGGTAATGACCACACGAAGAAAATTATGACTGGTTCATATAACGAAACTTTATCTACAGTCTTTTCTAAAAATGTCCGTAATACGCTCCAAGAAGAAAAAGCAGACGAGAACAAAATCGTTTACTCCGATATTTTCGATGCTGCAATTAAGTATGGTGATGCTGCGAAGAACCTTTGGAGTTTGTCAGACGGCTATAATAACTATCTGGCAACCTCTCCAACAGGTACTGCAACAGGTTTCGGTGCTGATATTATCATTATTGATGATGTTATCAAGAATGCTGAGGAAGCCAACAATGCGACAACCTTAGAAAAACATTGGGATTGGTTTGTAAACACTATGCTTTCACGTTTGGAATCAGGTGGTAAAATCATAATCAATATGACTCGTTGGCATAGTGAAGATTTAGCCGGACGTGCTTTGCGTGAATTGCCTAAGAATGGCTATCGAGTAAAGCATATTAATTTTAAAGCTTTCAACGAACAAACAAATGAAATGCTTTGTGATGATGTTCTAACTCTTGAAGATTATAAGCGTAAGGTAAAAACAATGGGTGCTGATATTGCCAGCGCCAACTACCAGCAAGAGCCGATTGATGTCAAAGGTCGATTATATAGTGAGTTCCAAACTTACAATGCTCGTTCAGAGTACAAAAAGATTTGGAACTATTGCGATACTGCAGATACTGGGAAAGACTATCTCTGTTCGATTGTGTGGGGCGAAACCTCTGATGGTTTTGCGGATGTGCTAGATATTATTTACACTCAAAAGCCAATGGAATACACAGAAAATGCAGTGGCCAATCAATTAATTAATAATAGAGTGAATGCATCAAGAATCGAGCGCAACAATGGCGGTCGTTCTTTTGCTCGTTCTGTCAGAGATAAAATTCAAGGGAAAGTTGCTTGTGCTGTGGAAGATTTCTACCAAGGAAATAATAAAGAAGCTCGAATTTATTCCAATAGTTATTGGATAGAGCAGCACGTCCGCTTTCCAAATGACTGGCGGACTCGTTTCCCAGAATACTATCAAGCAATGACAACTTATCAACGTGAAGGTAAAAACAAACACGATGATGCGCCAGATGCAACAACTGGGATTGCTGAGACAATGACTTCGAATAGAAATAGTAAGGTTGACGTTGAAAAAACAATTAATAAATTCAAAAAATTAGGATTGTAGAGGTGATAATGTGGAAGGATTCGTTGATTTATTGGGTAAGGAGCGTTTTGATAAAGAGGCAAATCTTGTCTATCGTGTTCCAGTTGATATGCTACCAAAAATCAAAATGTTAGACAAAAGTACTGAAAAAGTTGAAGAAGTCATTGATTTTGAGCATGAAGATATGCAGAAATTAATTATTGAGTTTATAGAACATCATAAATCAAAACAAGTCCCTAGATTAAAGCAATTGAAACGCTATATGCTAGCAGACAATAATATCAAGTATCGACCTCCAAAGCCTAATGGTCGTTCAGATAATCGTATTGCAAGTGATTTTGCAAACTTCATTGTTTCGTTTAAACTGGGAGTTCTTTTAGGAAACCCTTTGAAATATACTGGGGATAAATCAATCACAGATAAGATCGAGCAGTTTTCTAGCCAAACAAATGAAGATTATCATAATCAATTAATGGGGCATGATGCCTTTGGTTTTGGTCGTGCTTATGAATGGATTGGTCGTGACGAGTTTGGGAAAGAAACTTTGGCAAAATTCAATGTTGAACAGACTTTTGTTATTTATGACAACACAAAGGATAGAAACTCAATCTGTGGCGTTCACTATTATGAGGATAAATTTTTAGACAAGCAATGGACCCGTATAGAACTCTACACCAATACAGGGTTCAATTATTTCTTACGAGCAGAAAACAATAATCTGACAGAAGCAAAACTTGAAGACAATGGAGTTGTAGAAAGTTACTTTGATACCGTTCAAATAAATGAATGGATTAATAATGAAGAAAGATTAAGTGATTTTGAAAATGTACTTGATTCTATTGATGCCTACGATTTATCTCGTTCAGAAATGGCAAACTTTCAACAAGATACTTCAGAAGCCTACTTGGTGATTAAAGGAAATCCTGACACTGGCCAAGATGAAACGGGAGATAATAGTAAATTAGAGCTTTTTAAAGCGATGCAAGAAGCAAGGATGCTCGTTTTAGGTGATAAAAAGATTTATGAAGGCATTGCTGGCGCAGAACCAGATGCATACTACTTGAAGAAAGAATATGACGTCCAAGGTATAGAAGCCAATGATAGCCGAACAGTTGCTGATATCTTGCGTTTCACTTCATTGATTGATTTTACTGATGAAAATATAGGTTCCAATCAATCAGGTATTGGTTTTCGTTTTAAAGGTTGGGGTTCTGATAATGACCGCAAGAATAAAGAGAGGATGGTAAAAAAGGCGCTCATGCGAAGATTACGATTGCTCACTCATTCTTGGAGTATTAAAGATAATCTAACTCAATCTAACAAACTTGTTGATAAATTCAAATCAATGTTTACCAAAGATGAGATCCAAAAAGAAAATCTTTATAATAAAATTAATGAAGTACAGATCAAGTTCACTCCTAATGTTCCGCAATCTGATGAAGAAATCATGACTGTTATTTCTGGTATGAATGGCATTGTCTCAGACGAAACACTTTGTCAAATGGCTGAAAAACTTACGGGAGTTTCAGCAGATGAAGAGCTTAAGAGGTTGAAAAAGCAAGATAGTGAAACATCTATCTTTGACCAGGACAAGCAACCTAGTGAGAAGGGAATGGATACAGCAGTGCCTGAAACGAATGAGGAGGTAAGCAATGCCTAAGATTAAAGTTGAGGCTGTAGTTAAGCAGCGCCTGTTCTACAGAATTTGTATTATTAAAATAAGATTTATCTCTTTTTTCAATAAGCAACTTGCATCTAAGATGGCAGAGGGATTGATTAAAGATATTGAATCTAATTTCAAAAAATACTTTCTGTGTAAGGTCAAATCACCAAAGGAGTAATGTATGAAAACTCCTGATTACTGGAAAAAACGTGAAAAAGCTTGGCAAGAACAGCAAATTAAAGATGATACCAAACGCATGAAGCAAATCATGGATAAGCTTTTTGAAGCTCAAGAAGCCATTCAAAAAGAAATCAATGCCAACTGGCAGAATTTTGCGAATGGTCAAGGAATTTCTATTAGTGAAGCCATGAAACGTGCGGATAAAATGGACGTCAAAGCATTTGCCAATAAAGCTAAGAAATACGTTGAAGAAAAAGACTTTTCTCATCAAGCAAATCAAGTGCTGAAACTTTATAACTTGACTATGAGAGTAAATCGTTTAGAACTTTTAAAAGCAAATATTGGTCTAGAGCTTATTTCTGTATTTGACGACTTGGATAAATATTTCTCA